GTAGATCACGCCCGGCTTCGGCAGCGGACCCTCGTACGGGGTGAAGCCGGAGTCCGTGGAGACGTTGTTGCCAACGCCGAACTTCATCTTGGGCATGTGCTGTGTACTCCCTCTATCGGGTGGTGCGTGCGGTGGTGGTCTTCTTGGCTGCCGCCTTGCGGACAGGCCGTGCCGCCGGAGCCTCGATGATCTCGCGGATCCCGGCCAGCGTCGGCTTGTCGATGTAGCGCGGCAGCTTGTTGAAGCGGTCCTTGCCCCTGTACGGGCCGGTGTTCCGGAAGTAGACGCGTCGCACCTCGCGACCGTTGTCGTCCTCCGCCATCACCCCGTACCCGGCCACGTTCATGTGGCCGAGAGCCTGCTGGGCTACCTCACCGCGTCCGCCGTGCACGTACGGGAGGATGTAGGGCTCGCCCTCGCCGTCCTCCAGGTGCATCGGGTGCGCGGTGAAGAGCGTGTTCATCGGCAGGTCGTTGAACTGCATGATGAACTTGATCGTCTGGATCTGCGCCTTCTGGTGCACGTCCATGGACGGAACGTCCGGGTCGCGCTTGCCGGGCTGAGCGGCGTACGAGGCGTCCAGGGCCGATCGCTGGAGGATGCGCTGGGCTCCTCCGACGGTGTCGATGCAGGCCCACTTGAACTCTTCGGAGCCCTCGTCCCGCAGCCAGCGGTACGCCTCGTCCAGGTCCTTGTAGGTCTTGATCGGCCACTCCTCAGCGGAGCTGCCCATCGCACCGGCGGAGATGGTGCCCTCGGGGTCGCACGTGAGGAACAGCACCCCTTCGTCCGACCCGCCGAACACCGTCTTGCCCCATCCCGCATCCGCCACGAGCGTCATGTGGATGAATGCCTTCTGGCCCTTCACAGACCTGATGGCTTTAGGCCGCGCCATCGTCCTCCTCTTCCATCTCCGCGATCCGCTGGTCGATCTCGTCGAGCCTCGTGCGGATGAACTCGTGATCGTCGGCGCTTATGGCCTGAGCGCCGAGCGCCCGGCCGATCCTACGCCTCAGTCGGTCAACCTCGCCGGGGCCAGCGTCCTTGACGCTCCTCATGCTGCCTTCCTCGTGTCTCGGTGGTCCCCGTACGGGTCCCGCTTCTTGTAGACCGCCTCCTTGTACTCCTCCACATCCGCGCCTGCTTCGTCCAGCATGCACATCTTGTAGAACTCGCATCGCCAGGAGCAGTCCCTCTGGGGTCGCTTGTAGATCGGGAGCGTCCCGTTCCGCATGGCCTCCATGTGCATGGCCTCGGCCTGGATGCGACGCTCCATGTTCTCGCGGTTGCCAACCGACTTCCAGTCGACCTCTCGGACGAACAGCGGAGCCGGTTGAGTCTTGCTGACCGAGCCGTTCTTGTTGAGCGACTCGCCGCGCTCGTTGGTCGGCCGTTCGTCCGGCAACCCCTTGCGCATGAAGTTGTACTGGATGCCAGCGATCTCCTCGCGTGGCCCGATCAGGCCCTGACGACGGAGCACCCTCGTGGCCACGTACCAGTACGAACCGGCCTGGTCGTCGAGAGGCAGATGCGCGGTCGAGATGCCTGCAGCCGTCTTGTGCTCCATGAGGAAGATCTCGCCCGTGCCCAAGTCCCTGTACACCCCGTCGAACGTTCCGACGTAGCGCACCAGAGCCTTGAGCTTGCCGTTGGCCTGTCGTGGCACCCTCGGGTCGGCGATGAGGAGGCGGAACGTCTGCTCCGTGGCGATGACGTCCCAGTGTTCGTCCTCGCCGTACTTGTCGACGTAGCCCTCCATCATCGCGATGCCGAGCTCCTTCGCCTCGACGAACTTGGCTCCATCCTCGTCGTACTCCGTCGGGATGTAGCGCTCCTCGTCGGCGCAGAAGTCCTCCCAGGTGTCAGCCGGGTGCGGACCCCGTTCCCGCCCCTTCTGATACCACTCGGCCAGAGCGATGTGGATGCCCTGCCCGAACCAGAGCGGGTTCGAGTCCCGCTTGGCTGCCAGCCCCTCGTTCGTGGACCACTGCCACTTCTGAGGGCATTCCTTGAAGGTGCCTCGCTCAGACGTTCGCAGCATCTGGATGGTGGCCATACAGCTCCAGCTCCTCGTTGGCGTGTGCGGGGCGGACGATGTGGTGCGCACCCGTCAGACTGCCACGGTTGATGTCGTGCCAGCCCATGCTCGGGCCGGTCGTCCATCCACCCTTGAGTTCCTTGTCGTGGTTCTTCGCCTTGTCGGCCGTCGTGAAGACGCCACGGACGCGGGTTCTCGGTCCTTCGGGATCCTGGATCAGGAGGAAGATCTGCATGTTGTTCTCCGGGGAAGTGCGAGGGGGACCGGCCGGTGCTGGCTGGTCCCCCTCGGGATCGTGCTGGTGGTGCGGTGTTGCCGGCAGTAGATCAGCCGAGGTCGTCCTCGTCGAAGTCGTCCTCGACCGGCGCGGGCTTGGCCTTGGCGGCGGGGGCCGGACGGCGGCGACGGCGGGAGACCGGCTTCGCGGCGGGCTCCTCGGCCTCCTCCTCGGCCTCCTCGACGACCGGCTTGGCCTTCGCGGTGGCGGCACCCCGGCGACGGCGGCTCACGGGCTTGGCCGCGGGCTCCTCCGCCTCGTCCTCGTCGTCCTCGACGGGCTCGGCCGCCTTCTTCGCGGCGGCCTTCTTGGCGGTGGCGGTCGCGGCCTTCTTCGCCTTGGCCTCGGCCTCCTCGCGCTTCTTGACCTCGCGGGCCTCGCGCTTCTCCTCGCGCTTGGCCTCGGCCTCCTCGGCCGCCGCGCGCTTCTCCGCCAGGACCTCCTGGTTCTCCGGCGACTTCTGGAACTCGATCCGGAGGGCGCAGGCCATCTGGACGGACTTGACGTCGACGTCCTCGTAGCCGGTCTTGTCGGCGATCCACTCGGCGAAGCGCTCGTGCAGGTCGCTGGGGTCCTTGTCGACGAGCTTCGTGAAGCGCTCGGTGTTCTCTTCGGCCTCGGCCATGGTTATCTGCTCCATATCGAACGGGTGGGCACGACCAACTATACCTCATATCGGCCGTGTCGGGGTTTATCGAGAATCGGTTCTCCTGGACAGCCGCATGCGGCGTTCCTGTCGTCTCCTTTCATCTTCCTGTCCTTGCTGGTAACCGACCTTGTACGCACGCCACGCCATCACCGACGGCACGCCGGACAGCACGATTACGAACAGAATATCCCGGATGTCCATCCCTACTCCTGCAGCATTCGGAGAGCGAACTCCACGCCCCTTCGGCCGTCGAGAACTCGCTTCTGTATCTGATCCTTGGAGATGTTCATGCCGGCAATCTTCTGGTCGATGCTGCCCTTTGCGTAGAGGTAGTGGATCGTCACCCGGTGGATTCGGGAGACGCGGTGGATGCGGTCTTCGACCTGCTCCTGGTCGTCCGGCACAAACGTCTCGTCCATGAAGAACAACTCGTCACAATGCTGGTCAAGGTCGATCGCCGTTCCACCAGCGATCGTGTTCAGCATCATGATGCGTGGCCCGCCCGCAGACTGGAACTTCTCCTGCGCTGCCAGGCGTTGCTTCGGCGTGACGCCGCCCGTGATCTTGAGCGTCGGCACCTTCAGCTTCTTGAACTCGGCCTCCATAGCGTCGATCACCTTGCCGAACTGCGAGGCGATGACGTACTTGGTGCCGTTGTCGAACCGGCTCGTCCCGACCAGGCCACGTTCCTCCAACAGCTCAAGGAGAAACAGCCACTTGCAGCTCTTGGCCATGACCGGGCCGTCGGCTCCTTGGTACGCCGTTGCGATCTGGCGGAGCCGGGTGAGCTCAGCGAGGACGCCGGTCGCGCTGACCGACTTCTCACCGAACATGGCCTCGCCCATGAGCGCCATCTCGTCGTACTGCTTCTGCTGTTGCGGAGACGGCTCGCACCAGTGTTCCATGTACTGCTTGGGCGGGAGGTCCTGAGCAACCTCGCCCTTGGTCCGGCGCAGCATCACGTAGTCCAGCGATCGGTACAGCGCCTCTGCACGAGCCGGGTTCAGCCCGCCGATGCTCTGCCCGAACCGTGTCTCCTGGACCTCCAAGTACTGTTGTGCCCAAGTCCACTTGGAGGAGTACTGCTTGGGGTCGAGCCAGTGGAGCACGCCCCAGAAGTTGACCGGGTTGCCCTTGATCGGCGTCCCGCTCAGAGCCACCTTGAGCCCGTCCTCGTCGACCTTCAGTCGACACAGGCCCTCGGCAACCTGAGTCTTGGCGTGTGCACCCTTGATCCCGCTCAGGAACCGGTGCGACTCGTCCACGACGATCGTGGTCCAGGTCGGCTCGAAGAACTCCGGGAACTGGACGACGTACGGACGAGGTGCAGTCTTGTGCCCCTCCTCGCGGTGGAAGATGTCCTCGTCAGGCGTTGAGAAGTCCTCAACGAACGACTTGCACTTCTGACACCAGCGACCCATCTTGATGCGGGTCGTCTCCGGATTGATGACGACGAACCGGGGCTCGTCCTCGGGAGCGAGGAGCGCGGCCTCGATGGCCTTGCGCTTCTGTGTGGCGCAAGG